GCACCGCTCCCGCCAAAATAAGTACCTGGCGTCCAAGAGGGATAGATTCCAATGCCATCATAATGATTAATACACTTATGCAAAAAAAAAGAGCCCCACGTGAGTGAGGCTCTAAGGTATGCCCTGACCAGGGACTTAACTCAGTGTCCGAAGTAGCCCGAAGGAATCTGCCCGTTGTAAAGGTAGGTGTTCGCACGGGGATTCGCGGAGAACAAGTTCCACGAACACACGAAGTAGAACACGTACGATGAGCTGATTCCGCCGGATGCGGCGTACGTCGGGAAAATCTGGAGGCCATTGAGGTCCAAGATGTCGATGGACTTCAATTCTCCGATACCCCAGTTCTTGGGGACCGTGAGACCGTCGAGACGACCGGGCTGAGCATGGATACTGACCATGATCTCCTGATCGGCGAAGGTACCTGGGGCATGCTTCTTTTGCATGTCGATGTTCTTGTCGCCCTTGATCTCTTGCTGGTTTGTTACCGCGACGTTGGTTGCGAGGTTTTCAATGCTCGCTTCCATATCGACGTTTCCGTACCAGACGAAACCGTCAGCGGCAGGCGTTTCGGAACCGAGAGCCAATCGTATGAGCTGCTTGGCACGGCGACCGGCTTGCACGGTGATGGGTAGACCGTTGAGGTTGATGGAAGGCGTGCTGAACTGGCCGGGGTAATCGGCACGGTTCAAACCGGCGACCGTGATCGTGTTGCTCGTGACGTTCCAAGCCTTCAAACCGAGGATGCTGTCCCCGATGGCTCCGCCCGATCCGACGATGACGATCCAGTCGGCTGCGGCGGTGGAGGTAGGAAGTGCGGTCGAAAAATAAACGATATTATTGACGGCGTCGACATAGCTCACCGTCGAAGTTGAAACTCCACCCGTGCGTTGTGAACCACCGAGCGTCGGGTAGAAGGTCACAACCATCTGGCTGCGGAGTTGACCGGCTTGGCTGAACCCCGTGATGCTGGAGGTCTGTGCGCCGCTTCCGGTGTTGTTGTTGACGATGGCGTTTGCGTCGATCTGTGCAAGTTCGCCTGCGCCGGAACCCTGGATGACGGATTCCAAGTCCTGCTTGAGACGCTCCAAGGTCTGCACCATTTCGTGAGCACGGACCTGGACGCGGGACTTTTTGGAACTGTCGCTGGCCCATTGAGCCTTGAAGCTGATCGAGCAGGCTTCTGCGAATGATACAGGAGGAATGAAGAGAGCCGCGAAGGACGAACCGCTGCCTGCACCGAGGTCGTCGCTTCCACCGTCCGCAGTGATCTGCGAAAAGTTTCCACCGGCGCCTATGAAAAGTGGAATTCTCAGTGCCGGACGGCCGGAAGGATCATAAGTAGACCCTGCGCCCCCGCCGGTGTTGGCGGACATGGGCATCTTTTGGCCGTGCTTGTAAACGTAATCGAAAAGGGTGCGGTCTGATGCGAAGAGCTGCGGAATCTCATCACGTACGGATTCCAGCTCAACTGCTTGCAATGCGGCTTCGTCGAGGATTGCCATTTTGTGCTCCGAGAAATAGAGTTAAAGCTCGCTCCACTCGGTTTGGCTTCCTGAAAGCCCAGCATCGGTATGCTGACGGGTTTGTGGGTGCGGCACGCACTTCCTGGGGTGCGGTACGTCTTGAGGACACTTTCCTGAAAGTCTCGCTCTATGGATTAATACTACCGAACTACGTCCACTGGAAAACTTGTCCGCTTTTCGCGGTGATCTTCTTCGCACCTACTCCGTTGAGGTAGGCGATTTTGTCGAGCCCGGTTTCGGCAAACGACGGTTTTCTATTTACCGTACCCTTCGGGATTACCTGCCCGCCAGCCCCCTGACCGGGCTTCGGGGTAGCCTTGATTGCGCCGATGACGAACTTGGCCTTGGACGCCTTGAGAGCGTCGAGCAGCTTGTTCCCCACGTTGGACATCACGAACTTGTGGAGGCGGTTCGTGTCGTTGGTCTTCAAGCATTCCTTCAGGAGGCCTTCCCAGCGCTTCTGGTAGTTCTGGTCCTTCCCGAGGGTAGAGTTGAGGTTGGCGAACGTATCCTTGAGGATGGCGTCCACGGTAGCATCGGGCAGCTTGGTGCCCTTCGGAAGCAACCCCGTCAGCAGGTCCTTACTCTGCTTGACGATGACCGCGTCGGTCATGGTCGCCACGGACTTCTGGAACGTGGCCGTCTTCTCGGTGACCTTCCCCTGCTCATAAGTCTGCTTTTCAGTGTTGAATTTCGTGCGCTCGGCATCCAGCCCTGTATCCTTGGTGCCGTTCTTCTGGTAGTGATTGAAGAAGTTGCTGAGCTGCTTTATGGCTTCGATCGACTTCGCTTGATCACCCCCTTCGATATGCGCCAACAGGTTCTGGACGTGGGAGTACACGTTCTTGGAACCGAGGAAATCGTTGACGATATTGCCGGTAAGTTGCTCGTATGCGGCGGGATTGACCTTGGCGAGGCGGGAAATAGCCTCGGGCATCAGCTTCGCCATGCCTTCGGGGAAGTCCTTGAACATGTCGTCGAGGACTTGGGGGTCGCCCTGCTCGATGGACGCATCCACCATCTGGATGGCTTCGGCGTTTTGACGGAGGGCTACGATGCCTTCTTCGCCGCCAAGTTCTTCGAGCACGGCTTTCGCGGCCACGGCTTCCTTCACCGTGGGGAACGCCTTCTCGAATTCCTGAGACTTGAATATGCTCTTCTGTGCGTAATCGGCGAGCTTGGGGTTGACCTTGCGCAGTTCCGCCAGTTGCTTCCGTGCTTCCCCGAGCTGTGCTTTCGCATCGGGAACCTTGGAGGCATCAACGTTCGTAGTGTCTGATTGGTCGGACGAGGTATCGTCCGTGTCCTGCGTGGATGCATCGTCCGTCCCGGTGTCACCACCAGGAAGGGGAGTAGCTTCGGCGGCGTCGTCTCCGCCGCCGGGTTCGCCGGTGTCCGCCGCTCCGCCGTTATCCGCTGCAAGTGCGGCTGCGCCGCCAAATAGCATGTCTGCCATATGTTCTCCTGTAGAACAGTCCTGAATCGGCACGTCCTGCCGTGCTATCCATTAATACGCTTACGACCAAGAAACGAAGAGAAAGAACGCCACGGTGAGGAAAGCGAGTCCCCAGCCGATGTAGCGGAATGACGGCTTCTCGGGTAGTCCGAGTCCGGCGAGGATGAACAGGATGAGGGCTACTACCGCGAAGATGGTGCGGATGGTTGTCTGGATCGGTTCGACTGTGAACATGTTGCTCCTTTATGCCGCCTGTTGGGGCGGGGGTGCTGCTGGCGGTGTCTGCATCGTGATGCCCGCCTGACTTAGTAACTGCGCAAGTTCGGGGGTTAGCCCGCCCTTGATAAGGTCGCCTGCGTTGACGGATTTCGTGACGGGCTTAGGATTAGGAGGCGGCGGCATCGCGGCAAGGGCTTGCTTGTGAGCCATCCCGTGTAGAGAAACGTTGAGCCATTCCTGCGGCTTTACCTTTTTTACCTGCTGACCCTCTTCGGAGTTGAGCCATATCTGGCACGTCTGAAGTTCCGATGCGTGGTCGTCCCAGTCCTTGTCGATCGGGACGGACGAAACGAGCGGTGCCGTCTGTTGTACTTGCTGCAACTGTTGCGTCACTTGCTGAATCTGTTGCTCGATGGCTTGGGCGGGCTGCACGAGCTGAGCCGGGTCGGATTGCGTCATCGGATGCGCAGCCATCTGCTGAAGCTGTCCCTGCAATTGCTGAAGCTGCTGTCCAAGTTGTTCGATGACGGGATTCGGCTCCGGCTCGCTTTCGAGAAGCTCGTCGATTTCGCCGAGCTGCTTTTTATAGGCGACCACTTGCGGGATGGTCAAATCCTGCAAGCCTATACTCTGCCAGATGAGGACGAGGTTCTCGGGAAGGTTGCGGATCATCTGCACGAGGGGATCGTTGTCCTGCATCAAATTGGTGATGACGCCGCGACGCTGCACCCAGCTTTCCGGGTAGGACTCTTCCGTTTCCGGGTAGCATTCGATGTTTCCGCGCAGGTCTTCTACATTGACGGAAAGATGACGTGTGAGCCCGCCGCGCTTCGGGATGTTCGCGGTGAGCGTGCCCTGGCGGTTCTCGACGACGCAGATGACCGCGTTCTTCATGATGGATGCGTAGGCTTCCTTCAGGTTGCGCCAGAAGGTGCCGATGCGACCCATAGCCGCATCTCTTTGCATCGCGATTCCTTGCGCCGTATCGTTTCCGTGCGTGTCGTCGCCGCTTACGGCGGGATAAGCGCCCGTGAGTAGCTGGGCGAATTCATCGCGGAGCTGAAGAATCCAAGGCATGAGGGATACGGGTACTTCGAGCTGCTCTTCGACGTAGAACGCCTTCGACAGATCGCCATCAGGGGGGATAGCCGCCAGCTTGAGGTACGAGCCGGGGATGTTCGTCTGCTGGGAAAGCGCTTCCATCGCCACGTATTCGGGGTTGCACCATTTGACGGGGATGGTGTTCAAAATCGTGCGCTGCATCAGCTCTACGGCATTGTTGAGCTTCTTCTGTACGGGAACGAGGCTCGAACCGATTGAGTTGCGGTGCATTCCGTCGCCGCTGAATGCATGGACGAGCGTGATTTCGTCTTCGAGGTGGCAAGCACGGGCTTCGCAGAAGGTCTTGCCGATGAAAGTGACACAAACGCCATCGGGGAAGGTGGTTTCGGCTTCCGTGCGGAGTTTCTCGTCTTCGATTTCGATGAATGCTTCGGGACGCAGCCAAGTACGCTGCCAAGTGCAGTTCCATTGGAGGGAATCAGCGCCCGTACCGGATGTGGGTCGCATGCCCTGCATGCAGGCAACACGGGCGAGACGTTCGAATTCGGATTCTGCGGCGGGGGCACTACCGCAACGGATTTCCTTCGCCTTGTCGGGGTACATGGCCTTCGCCACGATCAAATCGACTTCGTCCGTCACCTGGACATAGAAGCACTTCTTCAAGTCGTGGCGAATCTGGATAGGGAGCTTGGTTTCGAGCGTACCGTAGGCGGTAAGCTCCTGCTTATCCGCCTTCTCATCGTATGAAGTGACGATCACGGCGCGACCGTCCGTGTACAAATATCGTACGATGTCTTCCTGTAGGGAAATGGTGTTGTTGGTCCGCTCGATGATGTATTTCATCGTGTTCGCGGCGGATGCGGCCACGAGGTCGGTCTTCTTCTTGTTGTCTATCGGGAAGAAGCGAACAGAGGGGTTGTTCTGGGTCAGGACGCCGAGAAGTTGCAGACCATAAGCTTGATAAATGTTGGTTTCGTCGATTGCTTCATCCCCGCCGCCCTTGGCGGAGAATGTCAGGCCCTCACCGGCGAATGCCCACTGACCATAGGCACCTTCGTCGAGGTATTGGTGACCGCGCCAGAAATAGCGCTGCTCCCATGCATCACGAACTTCCATGCGGCGGGATACCAGGTCACGGACGCATACCTTGTTGAATATGACGTTTTCGAAGGCTTTTTCAAGCTCTTCGGAAATGGCGTCGGAGTCGGTATCTTCCCCGTCGGCTTCCGGGTCCTTGATCTCTTCCGTGTCGTCGACCCGATCCCCTTCCGGGGAGGTCATGAATGTTTTCGATGCCATTAGCGATTCGCTCTGCCCTTTGCATACATCAAAGCCATGCGTGCGCGTTCCCCGACCTTGCCGGAGGCATGTTCCTTCTCGTGGGCAAACTCGGACGTTGACTCGCCCTTGCGGGCTGCGGCTGCGGCGAAGATGCCCTTGGTTCCGGACTTCTTCTCACGCTTGGATTCCTTCGACATCCACATGCTACTTGCCATTTTTTCTCTCTATTGCCCGGAACTGGGGCTGCGTCCAGGGCATCTTTAAGCCTGCGGAAGCTCGGGAGCCTCGTTGTCCAGGGAATCCATGTCGGTCGCTTCGCCCGGCTGCGTCGGCTCGGTTTCGCCGAACATGGCCTTGGAATGCTCGTGGGCGGAATGGACATCGTGTCCCTTGCTCTTGTGCTTGTGTCCGTCCGCGTGATGAGATGTGACGGTGTGCTCGCCGCTGGTTTCATCCTTGGCGATCACGGTGGTGTGGGCTGGGCCGTGCTCGGCGACGACGGACTCGTGGTCCTGGTCGTCTTGTCCCTTGTCCTGGCCCTTATCCTGGCCGAAGCCGGGCTTGGAACCGGCGGAACCCTTGGCACCGAGCATCCCGTCGTATGATTTGCCCATGCCTTCGTGCGCGAACTCTTTTCCGTCTCTCGCTTTGAATGCCATTTAGTTCTCCTTGATTTCCTGTATCGTGGGTTGCGGTTCCGCGAATTCCCGATTGTGGAGTGAAACCTTGATGTCGTCCCACACACGCGGTCCGTTGTGGACGGCGAACGGGGCATCCTTGACTCGCTTGACTACCTCGGGCGTGGGCTCCGCCGGTTTGGCTTTGGCTACGGCTGCAAGTTCGAGCCGTTCTATCTTCACCCGGAGGCGGGAGTTGTCCGCTTCCAGGTAAGTCACGTAGCGGCTGAAGAACACGGCGTCGTAACAGGAACGGAGATATGCACAAAACTCAAGGAAGCTCTTGCTCATACGGATTAATACTTACCAGAGCTTGCGGCGGGGGACGGGCACCACGAGGTCCCCGCCCTTGTGAGCCTGTTGCCACCGAAGGTCCATCATGTACTTCTGCGTGTTGTTCTTCGCCTTGCTGAGGTACTCTTCCTTTTCCACGTCCTGCGGAATCTTCCCGGGAGAGAGATAGCCCTTCAGGGTGTAGCGGAATGCGTCGGCGATGTCGTCTTCTACCGTGCCCGCTTTCTTCAAAATGTCGCCCGTTTTGTCGGGGTCGTGCGCCAGGATAGGGATGGTCCCGATGAGCTGCGGGCAGGTGTCCGCGATGACGAGGTTGTCGGAGGCGAACAGGTTATAGATGAGTTTCCAACCGCCGGTCCGGTCCGTGTCGGAACGGGTGAGTCTCGGCAGGGACAGCTTGATGAGTTCGTCGCCGAGCTGGTCTGCCGTAGTACGGACGCTGCTTCTCTGGGCGAACTGTTCGTGGGAGAAGAAGATGTTGGCGAGCTGCTCTCCCGGCTGCATGACCTTCCGCATCCGGGCGGCTATTTCCTTTTCCGTCTTGTGGTAGAGGATTTCCTCGCGATAGATGCAGTTGACCGTCTTCATTCCACCGGCACGCATCACGTCCACCTTGGCGGCCCACAGGATGACGGAGGCGCTACCCTGGTTCTGCGGTGCGAAGCCGTAGTCGAATCCCGCCCATCTCGGGTGCCACGTCTGGAACTTGAGTTCGTTGTAGGGGACGACGTGTCCGCCCATCTTCGGATTGAAGTTGGAGAAATAGGCTCCGCTTACTTCATCCATGTCCCCGAATAGGTTCTTGCGGACATCGGCTTCCGTGCCCATTTCCAGGTTGGCGATGTAAGCCTGATCGTTGGCATATGTGGGGTTGTCATAGACGGTGCTGTGGACGAAGAAGTAGTCGTCGGGGTTGTACACGGACATGCCGCCGTACGGTTCCTTCAGGACGAAGAGCTTCTTGATCCAGGGGAAGCCGAAGTTGATGGGGTTCGTGGCGAGAGACATGCTCGGACGGACCGGCTGACCGTTGATGTCGAACTTGATGGGGCAGCGATTGCGGCGTGCGAGGGCCATCCACACGGCGAAGCTGAATTCCCCTGCTTCTTCGAGACCATGGACACAGGAAGGCTCGCCCCCCACCCGAAGGTGGG